GATACCAGGGACGCCAAAGAAGGCGCTGGGGGAGGTGACCTACTTCACCTGCCTTAAGATGCTGTCGGAGACGCTGGGGAAGATGCCGGTCAAATTCTACCAGCGGACGGAGCGGGGGATTGAGGAGGCGGGCGCAAATGCGGCGTATGGCCTGCTGAGGACGCGCCCGAACCCGCAGATGACGCCGACGACATTCTGGGGGACGGTGGAGAACAACCGGAACCATTATGGGAACGCTTATGTGTGGATCCAGAGGGAATTTAGCCGCAGGAAGTACGGCGGGGACTTAGAGGTAAAGAACTTATGGGTCATGCCGTCAAGCGACACGTCCGTCATCGTGGACGACAAGGGCGTATTCGGCGCGGCAGGCGACATCTACTACTGGTATACGGACAGGTACAGCGGGGAGAGCCATATCTTCCCGTCAGGCGACGTGATGCACTTCAAGACGTCAACGTCGTTCGACGGCCTGACTGGGGCGCCAGTCAGGGAAATCCTGAAGGCGACCATAGAGGGCGGCCTGGAAAGCCAGAGATTCATGAACAACCTCTATACGGGCGGGCTGACCGCGCGTGCAGCCCTGCAGTATACTGGCGACCTGTCCCCAAAGCTGGAAAGGAAGCTGGTCGCAAGGCTGGAGGAATATGCGAACGGGGCGAACAACGCGGGCAAGTTCATCCCTATCCCCATCGGCATGAAGCTGGAGCCGCTCAACATCAAGCTGACGGACAGCCAGTTCTTTGAGCTGAAGAAATACAGCGCCCTGCAGATCGCGGGGGCATTCGGCATAAAGCCGAACCAGATAAACGACTACGAGAAGAGCAGCTATGCCAACAGCGAGATGCAGAACATCTCTTTCTACATTGACACGGAATTGTATATCTTGAAGCAGTATGAGGAGGAGATGGACTATAAGCTGCTGGACCCGCAGGAAAGGGAAGAGCAGAAATACTGGAAATTCAACGAAAATGTCATCCTGCGCACGGACGCGAAGAGCCAGGCGGCAATCCTGACAGGGTACGTGCAGAATGGCATATACACGCCAAACGAGGCAAGGTCATTCATGAACAGGCCGCGCATGGAGGGCGGCGACTGCCTGATATGCAACGGGAACTACATCAAAGTCGCGGATATCGGCAAAGGCCAGGGGGAAGGAGGCAGCGAAGGTGGCGAAGACCTTAAGATTACAAAAGAAAGACAGGAATGGCCGGTATAATGAGGCCGGGAGCATTGAGATCCGCAACGAGGCGGGGGAGGCAGCAGACCTGTTCTTTTTTGGGGACATCAACAGCGAGAGCTGGGGGGAATGGCAGAAATATTATCCCGAGGACAGGGCGCCGAAAGACGTGCAGGATTTCTTAGACCAGCTGGACGGCGTGTCAAAAATCAACGTGCATATCAACAGCGGCGGCGGGTCTGTGTTCGGGGGCATAGCCATCTACAATATCCTGAAACGGCACAGCGCGGAGATAACCGTGTATGTGGAAGGCCTGGCGGCGAGCATCGCCAGCGTCATCGCGATGGCAGGTGACAGGATCATCATACCAGAAAACGCGCAGATGATGGTGCATAAGCCAAGCAGCATCACATGGGGCAATGCGGACGACATGAGGAAGGAGGCAGAGGTCTTAGACGGCTGCCAGAAGGTAATCCTGAACACCTATATGCAGCATGTGAAGGAGGGCATAACGCCGGAGCAGATAAATGCGCTGATTGATGCGGAGACATGGAAGAACGGCAGGGAATGGCAGGAATTCTGGAGCAGATAAATGCGCTGATTGATGCGGAGACATGGAAGAACGGCAGGGAATGGCAGGAATTCTTTGACATTGAGGTATCAGAAAAAAGCAATGCAGCAGCCTGCACGAGCGGGTATTTCTGCCATTACAGGAACCTGCCGGAAGAGCTGGAAGGGAAGCAGCCGGGGCTGCAGGCAGACGACATTGGGGGCATAGTCGACGCGCTGGCAGAGCGGCTGAAGGAAATGCTGGGGGACAGGCAGGCACAGGACGCAGGCCGGGACAGGCAGGCACAGGCCATCTTGGAGGACTTAGACTATATCTAAGCCTTCCAAATACAGAATGTAAGGAGGTTAGGGCATCATGAATGAGGAACTGAGGAAGATGCTGGACAGCATCAAGGCAAAGAAGCAGGAAGTACGGGACCTCTGCAAGGAGGGCAAGGTTGAAGACGCAGAAAAGGCAAAGAAGGAGCTGATAGGCCTGCAGGCACAGTTCGACCTGCTCTACGACCTGGAGCAGGAGAAGCTGGATGATATGCAGCAGAAGGCAGAGGCGGGGAATGCGAAAAAGGTTGTGGACAAGGCTAAGAAAGTAGAGGGCGCGTTCGTGAATGCAGTCAGGGCGGCAGTGGGCAAAGGCGCCTTATCGGAAGAGGATAAGGAGATCCTCAATTCCATGAATGAGGGCAAGGACGAGGACGGCGGCCTGACAGTGCCAAAGGACATCCGGACGGCTGTCAGGGAGCTGCGGCGTTCGGAGGATGCCCTGGAGACCCTTGTGAACGTGGAGCGCGTGGCCACATTAAGCGGCAGCAGGGTCATTGAGCGGCACGCCGACCAGACGCCTTTTGACAATGTGGAAGAGGCGGCGGAGTTCCCGGAAGCCTCCACCCCGCAGTTTGAGAAGGTTGACTACACGGTAAAGAAAAAGGGCGGCATCCTAAAGGTCACACAGGAACTCCTAAGCGACACGTCCGAGAACATCATCGGCTACCTGAAAAAATGGATTGCCAGGAAGGCGAAGGCGACCAGGAACTTCATGATCATTGCCAAGGTTCGCGAGATTACCCAAGGCGCGGAGGTGCAGGTAGAAGGCCTGGACGACCTGAAAAGGATCTTCAATGTGCTGCTGGACCCGGCAATTGCCCTGGGCGCGTGCGTGGTCACGAACCAGGACGGGTATAACTGGCTGGACACATTGAAGGACAAGGACGGCAGGTACATCATGCAGCCAGACCCGACAAAGCCCATGGACGTGCGGCTGTTTGGCAGGTATCCCGTAAAGAAGGTAAGCAATAAGACAATGCCGAGCGTGGCGGCAGGGGGCGGCCAGAAGGCGCCAATCATCTGCGGCGACCTGAAGGAGGCAGTCACAATCTTTGACAGGGAGACGCTGACAATCGATATCTCAAGTACCGCAGGCGAACTGTGGAAGACAGACCAGACAGGGATCAAGGTGCGTGAGCGGCTGGACATCCAGGAAGTGGATGGGGAGGCCGTCATCATGGCCGAGTACCTAATGGCAGCAGGCAGCGGGGCATCCGCCGCAAGCATAGGGCAGGAAGGGGAGAAGGCCTATACGCGGGCAGAGATTGAGGCAATGACAAAGGCGGGCATCCTGGCCTTAGGGGCGCAACTGGGGTACACAATGACAACAACGGAGGCAAACACGAAGGAACAGATTGTAGCCGACTTCATGGCGCAGCAGGAAGCGGCGCAGGGCTAGGCGCAGCAGGGGCGGGATACCCCGCCGCCTATAAAGGCAGGTGTACAGGGTGGCAATCATAACGCTGGAAGAGGTAAAAGGGTATGCAAGGATTGACATTGACGAGGATGACCAGCTATTGGAGACGCTGATCGCATCAGCAGAGGAATACCTGAGAAATGCAACTGGCAAGGAATACCCTGAAAAAGACGAAAACGGCAGCAAAATAAACTATGAACTTGAAAAAATCTATCTGCAGTTACTGGTCGCCCATTGGTACGAACAGAGATCCCCCACAGGAAACGGCAAGGGAACCTATGCAGGCGGCGTGGTGGAAGATTTTAGTTTCATGGCAAAATCAATCATGCTGCAGCTGCAGAATAAGTAGGTGGGCTATGGACATAGGAAGGATGAACAAACGGATCACGTTCTGCAGGTATGAGGAAAAAGAGAATGCCTTATCGCAGAAAGTGCAGGAACTGGCAGAGGTGAAGAACGTATGGGCAGGCGTGGAGCCGACAAGGGGCAGGGAGTACCAGGAGGCGCAGCGCATAAGGCCGGAGCTGACCTATAAAGTGACGGCACGGTACCACAGGGGCATCACGCCGGACATGGTCATAAAGTGGGGCGGGCGCTATTTTAACATCGTCTCCATCATTAACGTAAGGGAGAAAAACGCGATGCTGGAAATCATATGCACAGAGAACCTACAGAAAAGCGGCTTAATATGTACAGAAGTCCTGCAGGAAAGACCTTTACCGTGCAGGCAGGACAGGGGGGATGCAGATGGCAGCAGGCATGGATTTTGAAATCAGCGGCCTGGAGGCGCTGGAAAGGGACCTGACGGCAGCAGTAAGGGCGGCGCCGGAAACGGCCAAGGAGACCTTACAGGAGATAAGCAAGGACTTCAGGAAGTCCGCAAAGAAAAGGGCGGACGCCGAGCTGAAGCCGCACGCGCGTGAGGGGAGTGAGAAGAATAAGGCAATCCGTAGGAAATGGGGCTCAAAGGTCATTGAGGACGGCATAGGGGCGACGGCCTTAGTGTGGAACAGCGCAAGGCATTTCCACCTGGTCGAGAACGGCCACCAGCTCGTGCGCGGCGGCCATGCCTGCGGGTTCGTGCCAGGGAAGCACATCATGGAGAAGACGCGGGAGGAATACAGGGACATTGTGCCGGAGCGGTTTGGGAAGATGGTGGACGGCATCTTAAAGGGGCGTGGTCTGGATTAAGTTTGTGGAAATCAAGAAGGCAGCCAATGGGCTGCTGAAAGGGAGGTACCCGCCGCCACAGTACAGGATTTATGGGAAGGAGATCCGGGAAGGGTATGAGGCGCCCTGCTTCTTCACGGAGATCCTGGACAGGGGCGGCAGGGCAGAGACAAGGAATTTCGCGAAAGGCGGCTTCACGGTCAAGATAACGTATTTCCAGGCGGAGAGGGACGAGCTGGACCAGCTCAAGAAGGTAGATGAAATAAAAAGCCTTTTTGGGATGTCCTTCCGCGTCGGGGAACGCAGGCTGACGGCAGGCGACTTTTCGCATGACTACATCGGGGAGTACCAGGACATCCTGCAGGTCAGCATTGAGTTTGGCTACAGGGAAAACACGCAGGAGGCAGATACGGCGTCGGTGGCACAGGAAATAGGCGTGGAAATCACGCAGGACGAAAAGGAGGTCTGAAAGAATGGGAGCGCCAAGCATTGACATCAGTTTTATTGAGAAAGGCATTTCGGCGGCCACGCGGGGAGAGCGGGGCATCGTCATGCTGTGGGTTAAGGACACGCTGCCGGCATCCGCGGCCAACCCGGCGACAGTGGTGACGGAAAGCGACATACCGGCAGGCCTGTCAGACACGGCGGCAGAGCAGGTGAGGCTGGCAATGGCCGGCTATACGAACGCGCCAAAGAAAGTACTCGTGTACGGCATGGGGATCGCGGAAGATGCGGACACGGCAGCAGTCGAGGCCGGGTATAAAAAGGCAATGGATGCGGCAGAAACGACACGTTTTGACTACCTGGCAGTCCCGACCGTGGGGACGGACGGCAAGGGGGAGGACGTTGCGTCATGGGTCAAGGCCATGAGGGGGACGAGGAAGAAAAAAGTCAAGGCAGTACTGCCGAATGTGGCGGCAGACAATGAGGGCGTCATCAACTTTACAACGGAAAAGAGCATCCGGACAGAAACCGTGACCGGGACGGACGGGACAAAGACAGCCGTGGACACCGTATATACGGCGGAACAGTACTGCGCGAGGATTGCCGGGCTGATCGCAGGCACGCCCATGACCATTGCCTGTACCTATGCGCCGCTGCCGGAGCTATCAGACTGCACGAGGCTGGCAGACATCGATGCGCCGGTGGACAGGGGGGAGCTCATCCTCTTCTATGACGGGGAGAAGGTGAAGGTGGTGAGGGGCGTCAACAGCTTCGTCACCACGGCTGACGGCAAGGGCGAGAGCTTCAAGAAGATTAAGATTGTCGAGGCCATGGACATGATCCATGACGACATCGTAAGGACGGCGCAGGACAGCTACCTTGGCAAATATGCGAACACATATTCCAACAAGTGCCTGCTGCTGACGGCAGTCAGCAGCTATTTCGCGCAGCTGAAGCGCGACGGGATCATAAGCAGCTATTCGGTGGGGCTGGACGCGGACGCCATCCGGGCTTACCTGAAAGGCAGGGGGCAGCAGGCCACGCTTGACAGAGGCACGGTCAAGGACATTGACGAGTGCAGCGATGAGGAGATAGCCACGGCGGACACAGGCGCAAGCGTGTTCCTGTTCGGAAATGTAAAAATATTGGACGCAATCGAAGACATCAAGATGCCTATTTACATTTAAGGGAAGGGGGCAGGAAAAATATGCCGAAGGAATTTAAAGCGGAGCAGGTCATAAACGGGTCATGGGGCGAGGCATGGCTTGACGGCGAATACCTTGCCCAGGTGACAGCGCTGAAGGCGGAGGTCACGCCCAAAAAGACTGCCATCACAATGGTGCAGAGGCTGAACGAAGGCCAGAAGATGACCGGGCTGGAATTAAAGGGGGAGCTAAAGCTGCACAAGATCAACAGTTTCGTCATGAGCAAAATGAGCAGTTATTTCAAGCGGGGCAAGATGATGACCTGCACGATCATGTCTAACCTAAATGACCCGGACGCGCTGGGCGCGGAGCGGGTGGAGCTATACGGCTGCCTGTTAGACAAGCTGATCCTTGCGGACTGGGAGGCAGGGAAGATGTGCGAGGAAACTTATGGCTTCACGTTTGAGGACTGGGAGCTGAGGGATATAATCAAATCGGACGGATAAAAGGAGGGATAGGCAATGAACCTGGTTGAGAGGCTTCTGGCGGTAGACAGGAAAGAATTTGACAGGATTGAGAGGAAAGAGGTTCCCAGCAGGCAGCTGGCCAAGCTGGTGGGGGAAGGCGCAAAAGTGACCATACAGGCAATCAGCGGCGACCTTTTCAGCGGGCTGTCCGCGAGCGGGCTGGACAATGACGGGGAGGTCGACTATGGCAGGGCATTCGACACAAACGCAAAGGTTGTGGCGGCGGGCATCGTGGACCCCGACCTGAAAAATGAGGGGCTGCAGAGGCACATGGGCGTGGCGACGCCTGCAGAAGCGGCCAAGAAGATATTCAAGGGGGAGGTCAACCGGATCGCGGCGGAAATCGCAAGGCTAAGCGGCTTTGGCGACGAGCTGGAGGCAGACAAAGAGATAAAAAACTGATCGGGGGCGACCGGGAGGTGGGCATGGACTACCTCCACTACCGCCTCAAGAACTGGAAGCCCCTTGAGTACATGGGGATGCCGGAAGGGCAGAAGCGCGTGGCGCGGGCGTATATGCGCCAGGAAATAAGGGACAGGGAAGAAGAGTACAGGGCAATACAGAAAGCAGCAGGGGGCAGGTGACATGGGAAGGGTAATCAGCACTGCGATACAGTTCATAGACGGCTTCACAAGGCCTTCCAGGGAAGTCATCCAGGGCATGCGCCGGATGGGGAATGAGGCAATAAAGTCCGGGAAGCAGATACAGAACGCAGGGAGGACGATAGCGAGCGCAGGCTCCGCGCTGACCAAGGCAGTGACCCTCCCCATCGCCGGCGTGGCGACGGCGGCGGTAAAGACGGCCGCTGACTTTGAGTCGGCAATGTCGGAAGTTGGGGCGATTTCAGGCGCGAGCGGCGGGGACATGGCGAAGCTGACCGCAAAGGCCAAAGAGATGGGCGCGACAACCGCATTCTCTGCCAGCGAGAGCGCCGAGGCCATGAAATACATGGCCATGGCAGGCTGGAAGACAGCGGACATGACCGAGGGCATCGCAGGCATCATGGACCTTGCGGCGGCATCGGGCGAGGACCTTGCCGCCACATCGGACATTGTGACGGACGGGCTGACAGCGTTCGGGATGTCGGCGAAGGAAAGCGGGAGGTTTGCCGACGTCATGGCGGCCACGTCATCGAACGCGAACACGGATGTAGCCAAGATGGGCGAGACGTTTAAATATTGCGCATCAACAGCGGGTGCAATGGGGTATAGCGTAGAGGATATTTCCGTGGCCATTGGAATCATGGGGAATTCCAGCGTAAAGGCCAGTAATGCAGGGACAACATTAAGAAATATGATAACGAACCTGGCAAAGCCGACAGATTCACAGGAAAAAGTCATGAAAAAGTTGGGCATAAGCCTGAAAGACGGTAGTGGAAATATGAAAAGCTTTGCGGAGGTAATGGATAACTTGCGATCGTCGTTCGCAGGATTATCGAAAACCGAAAAGACAGCGGCAGCAGCTACTTTAGCGGGAAAGCAGAGTGTAGCAGGGTTCATGACGCTCGTAAATGCAAGCACAGAGGATTTCGACAAGCTGACAGCTGCCATCAATAATTCGTCAGGATCCGCCAAGGAAATGTCGGAGAAGATGCTCGACAACCTAAACGGGCAGCTGACCCTCCTGAAATCGGCAGCAGAGGGGATAGCAATCACCATAGGGGACAAGCTGATGCCCTATGTGAAGACCGCGGTTTCGTGGGTACAGAAGGCAGCAGACTACATAAACAACCTAAGCGATGCGCAGCTGGACAATATCATCAAGTGGGCAGGCATCGCGGCGGCAGTAGGTCCGGCGGTAGTGGCATTTGGCAAGGTTGTCACAGCCGTGGGGAGCGCCCAGCGGTTATTTGGGACGGTGACGAAGACAATAGCAAATTTTGGCGGCATCATGGGCGTGTTCACAAGCCCTGCCGGAATCGTGGTTGGGGTGCTGGCAGCAGTTGCGGCAGCAGCTTTTCTGATTATAAGGAACTGGGGTCAAGTCAAGGGTTTCCTAAAGGGTGTCGGAAACTGGTTTGAGGACGTATTCGGGAAAGCAGGGCTTTCGGTTGAAGGCTTTAAAAACAGGTTCGCGTCAATCGGGAATGCAGTCGGCAGCATAGCAGGGAAGATAGGCGGCATCTGCAAGTCCCTAGCGGGGATATTTGAGGGCTGGTTTCTCCAGACTAAGCATGTTTCAGATATGGACAGTGCCTTAAGGATGCTTGCAGGTGGGATGGCATCAGCGTTTGATGGGATTGTTTCGGCGGCTGGTAAAGGGCTGGCGGCGTTGGATGCCTTGTTAGGGTTTTTCACGGGCGCATTTGCTGGCAATTGGGGCAGTGCGGCACAGGGATTCAGGGACAGCATGAGGAATATTTTCCCTGCAAGCACGGCAAATGGGATAATCAAGGCATTCAATGCCATGCTGCCGGGCATAAAGGCAGTTGTGGCAGGCATAAAGGGGGCATTCCGTGGGATTTTAGGCGATGCCATGGATATAGCTAGGAGTCTGGTGAATGCATTCCATGGCGTAGGGTTAATGATCAAAGGCATATTCAGCGGCGATGCAGAAAAAGCCCTAAAAGGGTTCCAGACAGTGGCATACAACATTGCTGGCGCCATAGGCAATTTTTTTAAGGCAAAGATAAACGTCATCAAGAATTTTGCTATAGGCGCCTTGTCAGGCTTCCTGCCAGAAGATGCCATGAAACACATTGCAGGAGCGTTTGATGCCGTACTGGGGGCATGGGACGTTGCAATAGGCGCCGCATATGGCTGCATTGGAAGTTTCGTGCAGGCAATAAAGCCGCTGTTTGAAGACCTTAAGACGGTTTTTAAGGGCGTGGCGCAGTTCGTGGGAGCCGTGTTCACCGGGGACTGGAAAGGTGCGCTGGACGGCCTGAAGACCATTGCAGTGGGCGCCCTGTCCGGGCTGGTGAATGCCGTCAAGGCACCGTTTAAGATGATAGCAGGCGCGGTAAAAGGCGCAATAAATACATTCAAAGGCCTGGATATTATGAAAAGCATCCTGTCCGGGCTGGGCAATGCCATCAAGGACGTGCTGGTCAAGTGCGGTGTTGACATGGGGAAGTTCAGTGCGGCCATAGAGAACATCCAGGCACGTGCCGGCAGCATACTGAATGGGCTGAAAGAAATATTCGGCGCAGTATTCAGCGCGGTTGGGGATACCGTCAGGGCAGTGGCTGCAGTGATCGCAGGCATTTTCGGGGAAAAGGTAAGCAGCACCTGCAGCGCTGCTGGGGCAGTGCTCACGGCATTCAAGGCAGTGGCATGTGCTGCATTCGGCTTTGTCTCAGATGCCGTAAAAAAGGCGATGGCCATAATCGTGCCAGTAGTCAGGGTGGCATTTGGCGCGGTGCAGGGCGCGGTATCGGCGGCGGCAAACATAATCACGTCCGTTATAAGCGGGGTGATGACCGTTATTGATGGGCTGGTGACCTTCATCTCAGGCGTGTTCACCGGGAACTGGCGGCAGGCATGGGAAGGCGTACGGAGCATCTTCAAGGGGATCTTTGACAGCTTCGCAGCCATCTGCAAGGCTCCAATCAACGCGGTCATAGGCATCATAAACGGCGCAATCTCATCCATAAACAAGATCCATGTCACGATACCAGAAGGGGTGCCGGGGCTGGGCGGCAAGTCATTCGGGTTCAGCATACCGAGGATACCGCAGCTATACAGGGGGACGGACAGCTGGAAGGGCGGCATGGCCGTCATACATGACCGGGGCGGCGAGATCGTAGACCTCCCGCAGGGCTCAAGGGTATACCCGCATGACAGGAGCATCGAGATGGCGCGGAAGGACGGGGCGGCGCATGGGGCAGGCCAGGTGACGGTCACCATCCAGAAGCTGGCAGACCGCATAGAGGTAAGGAGCGACAGCGACATAGACCGCATCGCGGAGGCGCTGGCATACAGGCTAAGGAAAGTGGCATGCAACATGGGCATGGCATAAGGAGGGAGGCAGGCATTGGAAATCTGGCTAAAGCAGGGCAAGGAAAAATTACGGCTTGCAGTCCTGCCGGAATCGTATGAGCTGACAAGCGAGAGCGGGAACACGCAGGCAACCGTCCATTCATTTGGGGAAATAAACCTGCTGGGGAAAAGGAAGCTGAGGAATGTCTCCTTCTCATCCTTCTTCCCGAAGCAGAAATACAGCTTCTGCGAGTACACGTCATTCCCGACGCCGAAGGAAAGCGTGAGGCGGGTCGAGAAGATGAAGAATGCGGGCGTGCTGCACCTTACGATGACAGGCACGCCGGTAAACATGGACTGCACGATAGAGAGCTTCACCTGGGGCGAGGACGACGGGACCAAGGACATAAACTTCACGCTGGAATTCAAGGAATACAGGAAGGTGCAGGTAAAGGCGGCCAAAAAGAAGGCAAAGGGCGCGAAAGGGAAGGAAAAGGCGTCAAAGAAAATAACGCCGGCTCTGACGCAGCGGACAACAAAAGGGCTGGTAAGCACGACATATATGGCTAAGCAGGGGGACTGCCTGTGCAAGGTGGCCAGGGAGCTGACGGGTAGCACAGCGAACTGGTATGCGATACTTAACCAGAACTGGGACGCCATGGGCGGAAACCCCAATGCAATCTACCCAGGCCTGCAGCTGGTGATAAAGGCATGAAGGTGAAATGGGTAAAGGTAAAAGACGGAAATGCCTATACAAGCGACATAACCCAGGCCGTGGCAAAGGTATCCTGGGGAGGCTCCGTGTCACAGGCGGCACGGACAGCGGAGATAGAGGTAATCAGCGCGCCGGATGACGTGAATATAAAAAACCTGAAGCTGAACATCGGCGCGGGGCATGTGATTAAGCTATACGAGGGCGGCGGCCTGATCTTCTACGGGGAGGTACAGAGCGCCAGGAAAATAGGCGAGGCAGGAACCGTGGCATATACCTGCTATGACCTGCTGAACCACCTGCTTAAAAGCACCTGCAGCTACAACTTCTCCAACACGACGGCGGAGAGGATAGCAAGAAAGGTGTGCGCCGACCTGGGGATCAAAGCTGGGGGCATCGTGGCGACAAAAGCAGAAATAAAAAAGATGATCATAGACGGCGACACGCCCTATGACGCCATCATGAAGGCCTATACGAAAGCATCGAAGAAAACCGGGAAAAAGTACATCTGCCGCATGGACGGAGCCAAGCTGTCAGTCGAGGAAAAAGGGAAGCGGGTGAAGGGCTTCGTGCTGGCGGAGGGATACAACATAACCAGCGCAGAGTACGAGGAAACAATAGAGAACATGGTAAACGTGGTGAAAATCTATGATGAGAAAGGGGCGCAGGTCGGGGAGGTAAGGAACGATAAATGGGCAGGGAAATACGGCATTTACCAGAAGGCCTATAAAAAGGAAAAAGGGATAAACGCAAAAGCGGCAGCCAAAAGTCTGCTGCAGGGCATAGAGAAGCATGTGACGGTCGGGGCGGCAGACGGGGATCTGAAGTGCATCGCAGGCAACGGCGTGGAAGTCTATGACAGGGCAACCGGATTAAATGGCTTATTCTGGATTGACAGCGACACCCACACATGGGAGAACGGCACGCACATGATGAGCCTGGAATTAAATTTTAAGAATATCATGGACAGCAAGGAATACGAGGAAAAGGAAGGATAGGGAGGTGGCGCAGGGATGAACAGCCCATATGAGGAAATACTGGGCATGATGAGGGATGAGGGGAAAAAGGACAATCCCTCGCCGATCCAGATCGGGATGATGACCGGCGCGGAGAGCTGCAGGATCGGCAGGCTGGAACTGTCGGGCAGCGACCTGCTCATGGCCGAACACCTGAAAACAGGGTACCAGAAGGATAAAAACACGTTTGCCGCGCCGCTGAAGGAAGGCGACAAGGTGGCCATTTACCGTATCAGCGACGAGCTGTATATCATCTTAGAAAGGCTGGTGTAAGGGATGGAGCTGCTGCCAACATATATTGAGGATGATGAGGAACTGGACGGCCTGGAAGAAGAGGAAAGGGCGCCGAAAGAATACGGCATAGACTTTAAGACCGGGCAGCTGACCGGGGAAATCGTGGAGGGGAAGGAGGCCATAAAGGTCTGGATATGGCTTGCCCTGCAGACCCCGCGCTACAGGCACTATATCTATACATGGGATTATGGGAGCGAGGCCGGGGACCTCATAGGGCAGGGCTACTCAGAAGAGTACACGGAGGCAGAGGCACAGTGGATGGTGGAGGACTGCCTGCTTGTGAACGAGGCCATAGAGGGCATATCGGACTTCAGCACCAGCATAGAGGGAAGCACCCTGTCCATATCATTCGTGGCCAACACCATATATGGGGACGTAAGTTTCCAAGGCCAGGAGGCCGTGAGGGCGGCATGAGGAGGGAATATGGAATATGCTATTTGAAGACAGGACACTGGAAAATATACTGTCTGACCTGAAAGGCACGGTTGGCAGCGGCATAAGCACGGATGAGGGGACGCTGATAGACCATGCCTTCCGGGGCGCGGCGGCGGAGCTTGAGAAGGCGTACATAGAGTTAAGCCTGGTCGACCAGAACGGTTATGCAGAGACAGCAGACAGGGAACACCTGATATTGAGGGCAAAGGAAAGGGGCATAGAGCCATTTGCGGCATCCAATGCCATATGGAAGGCAAGCCTCAATGCCGGAGCCGGGCTGGGCGTGCGCTTTTCGGCAGGGGAACTGACATATATCTGCACAGAGGTAATGGGGGACGGGAAGTGCCGACTCATGTGCGAGCAGGCAGGGGCAAGGGGGAACATAAGGCAGGAAGGCCTTGCCCCCATTGAGTACACGGAAGGGTTTGAAAGCGGGGAGCTGGAAGAGCTCCTGGTACCGGCGCGGGATGAGGAAGGGACAGAGGACTTCCGCGCACGGTATACCTCCATTGTGGCGGCGGCACAGGCATTTGGCGGGAACCGCGCACAGTACAAGGCCATGATGCATGGGATTGAGGGGGTCGGGGCCTGCAAGCTGTACCGCGTGACGCAGGGCGATAGGAGGATAAAAATCTATTTCCTGGACAGCACATACAGGACGCCTAGCAGCGAGCTGGTAAGGGACGTGCAGGAAACCGTTGACCCATCCGGGAAACAGGGGGAAGGGGAAGGTGAGGCGGCCATGTTCCATGTCGTGGACATCTGCCCATGCGCGTCTAAGACAGTAAACATTGAGGCAGAGATAACGGCAGGCAGCGGGCAGGCATGGGAGGACCTGCTGCCCAAGGCACAGGAGAAAGTGGACGGCTATTTCCTTGAGCTGGCAAAAGGCTGGGAAGACGGGGGGCAGATAGTGGTAAGGGTATTAAGGGTAAACGCGGCAATTGCAAGCATTGACGGGATTGTGGACGTGCAAGGCACCATGCTGAACGGGAAAAGCGGTAACTTGACCCTGGACCCAAACGAAGTCCCAGTAAGGGGTGAGATCACATGCAGGAACTGATACTGAACCATTACCCGCAGGTAATAAAGAAGATGAGGGAAATACAGGAGATTGCGAAGGGGGAGGACATAGAGTTCCAGAAGCTGGATGTGGCAATAAAGCGGGCGTCACAGAACATGTTCGTGGCCACGGCGGATGAGGCAGGACTGGAACGGCTTGAGGGGCTGCTGGGCATCACGCCAAATACATCACAGGGAATTGAGGACAGGAGGCTATACATACTCTCCATGATGAACCGCAGGCGGATGGGCATGTCCGAGCTGAGGCAGATGCTGTCCGCATACTCGGAAGACATCACGTTGGTCATAGAGGAAGACAGCAGTGCTTTGTCGGTGACCGTAGGGGACGGCGCAAGGCACATACAGGCAATACACGACATTTTAGAAGAGATGATCCCGCTACAGGTATATATACGGTATAAGCTGAAAGTAAGCCAGATGTACCTGGACGGCACGGGAAGGCTGGACGGCAGCAGCCTCCTGGGGGGAGAGACGAAGGAATGGGAAGGGTAAGGGGACAGGATGACATAAGGAGGGGAAAATGGCAAATTTCCAGATACCAGGGGAGCCTGGGTACACAGAAGAAATTAGAAAATTTGAGACGACAGACCCGGCGCATGCGGATCTGTTCAATGAGGCCTTCCAGAAGCTGGTTGAAAATGACGCATACTTAAAGAGGAAAAAGCAGGACACCATGGCAGTGGACAGCTCCCTTTCTGGCACAAGCACAAACCCTGTCCAGAACAAAGCCGTGAAGGCCGCCCTGGACGGGAAATCAAGCACGGGGCATACACACGCTGCCGCCACCACCACGGCTGCGGGCTTCCTGTCGGCCGCGGACAAGCGGAAGCTGAACGGCGTAGATGAGAATGCGAACAACTACACGCACCCATCCACGCACCCGGCCACCATGATAAGCCAGGACACAACGCATCGGTTCGTCACAGATGCGGAGAAGCAGGCCTGGGATGCCCTGTATGCGCAGCTGGTCGCATACACAGATGGGGCAATCGCCGACCTTATAGGCGGTGCGCCTGCCACTCTGGATACGCTCAAGGAAATTGCAGATGCCATTGCGGAAAATAGGGATGTAGAACAGGCCTTGAATGAGGCGATTGGCAAGAAGGCGAGCCAGGCGGAGCTGGACACCCATACAGGAAACAATATAATACACGTCACTGCCACGGACAAGCAGGGCTGGAACAAAGATATTGCGGAAAGGGAAGTGGCGTTCACCCAGGCGGCCACCAGGGCAAACATTGTTTCTAGGGAGAAGGTAAAAGTCCTTTTGGGGAAGATCAGGAAATGGTTTGCGGACATGAAGGCGGTTGCCTTCACAGGCAGCTATACGGACCTTATAAATAAGCCAGAGATACCAAGCGCTGTCAGGGTCAAGGGGGATGCCGAGAAAGACTACCGGGTTGGGGACGTGAACCTCACGGCTGAGAATATCGGCGCGGCTGCGGAGGATGGAAGCAATGCAGGCAAGTTTGTCCTCAAAAAACAGGGGGGCAGTCCTGGCTGGGATACAGCATATAGAGATTTGGCGGATTATTGTTCCTATGGCGCGACACCGAAATATTACCGTATTAAATTGCCAGGCATTCAGACAGTAGGGATAATGCTGTACATGGAGCTTTCGTTCCGGCAGAGCCAAACTGAAGGCATGGGCGGGAAGCTGATGGTGGCAGCCAGGCATACCTCCGTGGCCCCATACACCTGGCAGAATATAAGATGCGCTGTTTCCGGGACGCTCGGGGATAATATTGGGGTGTTTGCAAGCGACGGCATGTACTTTTATATTTCGGGCGGAAACTCATATTCAGGCATTTCAGTGGACAGGATCCTGGCAGGCGATACGGCCAGGTACCATGACCTGTCAGGCGTGGAGATTGACACTGTGGACTCGCTGCCCGAAACATACCAGACTGCGGCAGTGGAATATACGGTCAGCAAGGCCTACCTAGATAGCCATTTCGTTCCTGACTATATAAGTATTAAGGTAACAGAATTCATGGGTGGCATAGGGTGGAAGAAGATAGCCGTAATTAATGCCGGAAGCGTTGTTCTTGAATCCTGCACGGTCACTATACGCAGGGGATTTTCCTATAACCAAGATGAAACACATAAGATAGACTTCATATGTGCCAGGAATAAGAAAGGGTTTGCGCCAATATATGACATGGCAAGCACGCACCTAATAACAAAAATTAGGTGCGTGGAAAATGCAGATGGGAAATGCTACTTAGAAGTTTATTATGGTGGGACAATGAATAATATTGTGGAAATCATAGTGACATACGCGTCAAACTCTTACAAAATGGGCACCGGGGTAATCAAAACGTACAATTGGAAAGCGATGGACATAGAAGATGACACAGAGACCCCAGGCTCTGGTACGGTCACAGCAACTTATGATATGCCTGCAAATTTCAACACAACGATGCTTGCTATGGCGGACGGAAGTAATGTCAATGGCGTATGGGAGGGGCTGGCCGCAGGCTCTGCCTTAGGGAAATTTGACAATACTAACGGAGACTTAGGCCGGAAGCCCCCATCCTATATAGGGGACGGAAGGGCCAGGTTCCGCATGATGCGTGGCTTTAAAGGGTTGGATGACCCGCCTGGTTATATGGACTGCCTTCTGATGAACACCTATAGGGACAGCACGCAAAAATATGCGACGGCTTTGGGGATCTTAAAAAAAGAAGGCTGCCCGAGGGCATATATTGCAGTCGGGGATGCGTCAGCTGAAAGGTGGAACGCCCAGGCAGAGCTGGTTACCACGGCAAACATAAGCACGGTTGGGATTGCCCGGGCAGATGAAGCCATGGGGAGGCGCATCATCCCGGATACTGCGGATAAAAATTTCAGCCTCCTGGCAGCGGCTGGGATGTATGGGGTAAGCGGGGCCGGCGGGAAGGTATCCGGCGCCCCGGTCATGGATGGATATGGATCCCTGAACTGGTCAATAGCCACCCTGGACTGTGGCAGGGGCAAGAAGCTGCAGGCTGCGGCTGCAATGTACGATAGGGCCGATGATAAAAAACCCGCAGGGGTCTGGCTTAGGGAGTTAGGCCATGGGTCATGGTTCCGCATAGACGCACTGGGCGCATACAGGGCGCTTGACGTGTTCAGCGGGGATATTGAGTTAGACGAAACGGGAAGCCAGTTTGCATGGGCTGACGCCACAGATGGGTTTGGCGGGAATTACCTTAAATCCATGGGAGGGGACGGGGAAAGCCAGACGAAGTTCATGCATCTGCGGACATACGGGTATGCCAGCGACCTGCCAGGGACGAAATTTACCTTTGTTACGGAGCATGTCATCACTATTACGGAAAATGACTATGGATTAGATACAGATGCAGCTGTAGGTGCGCCGGTCATGGCCGGGGGGAGAAATTTTGGGGGCATAGAATACTGTGGGACTACAGGAAATACCTTAAACGGTATTGCACTAGCGGCAAAGAAGTTTGGCGACCAGATGGATGCTGCCAGCATCCATGTGACCAAGGTGGAGTTTCTTTATTCAGCGTAAATTTATTTAGCCCAAAGCCAAGCCATTGGGCTGGCAGGCTCTGGCCCCGGCCTATATCCCTGCACAGGAGGGGGGGTAATGGGGAGGGGGAGCAAAAAAATGTGAAATTTCTAAGCTAGGCAGGCTAAAATAGGGAAAGAAAGGATGGTATTTACATGAAAGCTGGGATTTTATCTGCAATAGGGGTTTTTGGTGGCGCAGTCGCGTCGCTGTTTGGCGGCTTTGACGCCGCCCTGGAGACGCTGCTGATCTTTATGGGGGCGGACTACATAACAGGCCTCATCGTTGCTGGGATATTCCACAGGAGCGAGAAGACAAGCAGCGGGGCGCTGGAGAGCCGCGCCGGGTGGAAGGGGCTCTGCCGGAAGGGCGTCACGCTCCTGGTTGTGCTGGTGGCATGCCGCCTGGACCTTATGCTGGGCAGCAGCTTCATCCGGGATGCGGCAGTGATTGCGTTCATAGCCAACGAGGCCATATCCATCGTTGAGAACGCCGGGCTTATGGGCATACCGCTGCCCATGCCCGTCCTGAAGGCGATTGACGTATTGAAGAATAAATCGGAAAGTGGGGATAAAACAAGTGGTTAAGATTGTATTTAAAAATGGCTGTGTCGTGAAATGGAAGGAAAAGGAATATACTGACTATAAGTATGACGGGAAATGCTTTATCTTAATCAAAAAAGGGAAATGGGCTGCATTTTATAATATGGATAGTGTCGTTTCCATCATAGTAAAATAAAAAGGGAGGGAACCTTATGATTTCAAACTGTGGGCATGACGAGCGGGGAAAGTACTCTGGCGGGGCAGCAGGCGACCAGACAGGCACGGAATGGGCGGTCATCAAGTGGTACAGCAGGCCATGGAAGTGCGTGCTACGGCATCCAGACGCAAAGGTACGCGGCATGGTCGCGCAGATGGCCAGGGCAGCCGCAGGCAACGATAAGGTTGGCTATGACCAGTCACAGCGCTATACCTTCTGGGAACACCTGAAGGCGTCAAAGTATGACCCGGCCAAGATTACGGTAAGGTGTGAGGCGGACTGCAGCTCAGGGGTGGCCGCCATCGTAAAGGCCGTAGGCTACCGCCTGGGGATCCAGAAATTAAAGGACGTAAGTATTTACTGCTACACCGGGAACCTAAGGGCAGCATTAAAGGCAGCAGGATTTGAGGTGCTGACAGATAAAAAGTACCTGGCATCTGACGATTATCTGCTGGAAGGGGACGTGCTCTTAAATGACGGGGCGCATACGGCAATAAACGTGACGGATGGCTCAGCAGCAGGAACCACAGTGGCTGCCTCAAATGGCATGGAAATAACTGTCAAGGTTGATGCCGCAAAGAAATTTGATAGAAGCCTTGCGGACACGTATAAGGTCACGGCATCCGCGCTGAACCTGAGGGCAGGGGCCGGCACTGGCAAGGCAGTCCTTACGGAAATGCCGAAAGGCTTAGAGGCAAAGTGTTATGGGTATTACACGGATGTGTCCGGGACAAAGTGGCTTTATGTAGAGGTGACAGTAGCTGGCAAGGGGTATACAGGGTTTGCAAGCAGTAAATATCTTGTCAGATCCAAATAACGAAAAAAATAATTTTATCATTTAGGAGGCTTACATGGCAAAGGAAAGCAATGTAGCAGGGACTCAGGAAACACCAAAGAAGGAAAAGGCATATAAAGTTATTTGTGGTATATTTAAAGCCAGGAATGTGGCCTTACAGGAAGCATCAGTGTTAAAAAGGAAAGGAATTAATGCGGTGCTTGCAATTGGCAAGGAAGGATATAGTGTAGTTTGTGCTGATGGCGTATCAAGAGCTATGGCAGAGGAAGCAAAGAAGGAAATTGAGGCGAAAGGCTTAAAAGCCGTGATTTCCGAACAGTAAAGAATATTCAGACAGAATTTCGATGTAAAAGAGTAGGCAGCAGGTATTATTACGCTGCCTACTTCTAATCTTATTATCACTTTTTTATTCTGATGGTGGATTCCAATATCCAGCGGGAGGACATCTTGCCAAGCGAAAAGGCGAGAGCCTATAAGATGAAATACGAAGCCATGAAGCATCAGGGGAAGAAGTCAGGGAAGAACACCCTTGATGAAGTGGGGGAAGCCGCCGGGGAGAACGCAAAAAAGGTTCAGCGGTATATCTGGCTCTCCCGGCTGTCTGACGGACTACTTGCTATGGTGGATAATAAAAAGCTCGGATTCTCACAGGGCGTGGATATTTCCTTTCTGGCGGAAGAAGCGCAGCAGTGGGTACAGGTTACTATTGAGGAAAAGGGCTGTAACGTCAGCATGGTGCAGTCGGCAAAAATCAAGGAATACGGCAAGACAGGGGAGCTTACCCTTGCAATGGTGCGCCTGATACTGACGGAGGAAAAGCCGAAGGAACGGAAAGTGACACTGAAAGCGGATAAAATCAGCGAATATTTTGCGGAGGACTGCAGCAGTGAGGAAATAGAGGGCATCATCATTCAGCTATTGGATGAATGGAAGAAAAGACAATAGGAAGGAGGTCGGGCAGAATGGATGGCGGTTTGAAATTCGATTACTATTACGGTGCGGAAGCGGAACAGTTTTCCTTTTACAGAGTGCCGAGGCTGCTGATTAAAGACAGGCGTTTCAAAGGCTTATCCAGTGATGCGAAACTCCTTTACGGTCTGATGCTTGACAGGATGGCATTATCCATGAAAAACGGCTGGTTTGATGATGAGAACAGGGCGTATATCCATTATACGGTTGAGAACATCATGGAAGATTTGGGGTGCGCCAGAGCCACCTGTGCAAAGGTGCTTGCGGAGCTTGACAGCAAAAAAGGGATTGGTCTGATTGAGAAGAAAAGGCAGGGATTGGGAAAGCCGGACATCATATATGTCAAGAACTTCGTCCTTTCAGAGCCGCCCGCAGGTGGGGAAGGCACAGCGGCAGAACCCGCAGGCACTGATGTTTCCACAGAAGTTCAAAAACTGAACTTCAAGAAGTACAAGAATCAGGATTCCAGAAGTTCAGAAATTGAACTTCTGGAAGTTCAAAAAACAGACTTCAAGAGTTTCAAAAAGCAGACTTCTGGAAGTTCAGAAAACGAACCTCTGGAAGTTCAAAAATCGAACCCTAATTATAACAATACTAATTATACTGATCTGAGTTATACCAATCCTATCAATCAATCGGATAGAGGAATAGAAAAACAAGAACCGGGCAAGCCGGATAATGGTATGATTGATGTGATGGATAATGCCACTGCCTACATGGAAATTATTCGTGACAATATTGAATACGAGCATCACATGAAATATGGGGACTGGCAGGATAAGGGGCTGTATGAGGAACTGTATGAGGTTATCTGCGAGATTGTGTGCGTGAAGCGTAAGACGGTAAAGGTCAACGGGGAAGATTACCCTTATGAGCTTGTAAAATCAAAGTTTTTAAAGCTGAACAGCTCCCATTTGGAGTATGTTATCGGGTGCATGAGGGAAACCACAACCAAGATAGCCAACATCAGGGCGTACATGGTGACTGCCCTCTACAATGCGCCTAACACCATGAACCACTATTACCAGCAGTTGGTGCAGCATGATATGTATGGCGGCGGTTGGGAAGAAAAAGGGATGTTCCAGCCCAAAGCGGAAGGAGATGGATAAATGGAATCCATGAGGGATATTGACCGGGTAATGGAACGGGAGATTGCAAAGGGGAGCTGCCCGTTAAGGTTTGTGAGGATAGAATTTGGCAGTTCCCCTTATCAGGAGATTGCGTCAAGGGAAAAGCTGCTGGAGGTGCTGTCCTATCTGCTGCGGATTGGCGATTATGGCAGGTTTGCCGGGAAGGGGACAGGGAATAATGTTTACATGGACATCAAAGGCAGGAAACCGGCTTTTAAGCGTACCCGTTCCTTTATTGACCGGAATACCCTCTTTTCCACAATCCGCAGGTACGGAAAGAAAATAAAGCCGGATTTTGACGGGCATACTTATCTGGAAACAGTGCAGTGCTTCTTTGAACTGCCGGAAGGGGAACAGGATAAATACAGGGTGACATATGACGGGCAGGAAACATTCGCTTTCCCTATGTCGGATAAATATATCCTCGGACTTTACACGCACTGCATCTCGGCAAGGCGGGCGGCATCGGCGGAGATGGATATTCCCGGCACAGGCTTTTCAGAAAAAGAACAGGGAATTGCAAGCCTTGAGGGTGTGCGTGACGTGCTGTTCCAGTGCCTTTTGTTTGACACGATAAAATGCGGGGAAGGCGTGTTATATGCTGACCTCTGCACGATTTACTGTTTAAAAGAGAATAAATAGCTTTTGGACTTTTTGTCCAGAAGTGGATCAGGAGGATGCGCTATGGCAGAAATATATATTACGGAAGAACAGCGGGCAAAATGCCGGAAAGTGGCGGATGCGTTTGCGGAACTGTATGAGCTGACCGATGTGATGGTGGCGGATGCCGGGAGATTTGGCTTTGTCCGTCTGCAATGGTTCAGTGAGGGCGAGGGCTTTGATTCGGCAATGGCATTTTCGGATTGTCTGGAGCTGTTTGAGGAACTCTGGCGGATATGGTATGAACATGAAGTTTTAACGCCTGTTCTGGGTACGCCGCTTGCGGAGCTTGACTATGACGAGATATTCCAGACGCTTTCCAAAGACAGGCAGGAGGAAATACTGGAGAAAAAGAAATATTTTGTAGCCCTGTGTAAAGACGCTTTCGATTAAATTGCATATAATTTACAATTCCGGCGATAAATCTGGTAAAATGGCATCAGTATAAAAGTACAGGAGATGGTCTGAATGAAACCGGAAACAGCGAAAGTAAAGCAGAAAGGCAGGAGCAAAAAGGTATGCCCGAACTGCGGAAGGAAAATGAAACAGCAGTTTATTGGTTTGCAGCATTGTAAATGCGGCATGAGCTGGAAGAAGGACATAGGGTATTTTGAGCGTACCGGGGATATGGTTTTCGCTCTGGAACGTAGGAATATAGGGAAAAAGACGAAGCAGTGTCCGGTGATCCGGTACAGATAATGAAATATGGCAGACAGCGTAAGGGCAGTTATAGACCGTAAACAGCGGTTTGTAGCTGCTCTTTTTGCATTTATAAAACTTTTGGACTTTTTGTCCAGAAGTGGGAAGGAGGTCAGGATGAAAAAGACTGATTATACAGGAAAAAAGGTTGGCTGGCTGACCGTTCTGAAGGAACTTCCGAAGCAAAAAAAGAATGATGTGGTCTGGCTGTGTCAGTGCGATTGTGGAAAAATGATAAACAGGACGTCGGCATATCTTAGGACGGTTGGCACTGCAAGCTGCGGGTGCTATGCGGCGGAGCATCATAAAATGCAGAGGAAGGACATAACCGGGAAAAGGTTTGGGAAACTGGTTGCGGTAGAGCCGACAGGAAATATGTCAGAGCGCAGACAATGTATCTGGAGATTCCGATGTGACTGCGGGAACATTATTGAAAGACCGGCTTCGGAAATAACCAAGAGGAATAACCCTACCCGTTCCTGCGGATGCAGTAAAACCGGATATATCGGAAATTCTGAACATGGAAAACAGCATTACCATAACATTGAAAAAAATTATGTCATGGGGACAAACATAGAGCGTATCCGGCGTGTAGATGCAAGCCCGATGAAAAACAACACCAGCGGTTATCAGGGGGTAAGTTTTATCAGTACCCGGAATGTATGGGTTGCCGCAATGCGGTTTCAAGGTTCGCTTGTTTCCAAGACGTGCCATTCTTTAGAGGATGCCATAGCAGCAAGAAAGCAGATGAGGGAGATACGGGATGAATTTGTGGCATGGTATGATTCCCTGTCAGAAGAAGAAAAAAAACAGGCGGTTATCCAGTATGACAATAACCGGGCATTTTTTAAGGCATTTTACAGAAATAAATTAATGGAGATAGCACAGCGTTAGGGCGGTTACAGATTATGCAGATTTGTAACCGTCTTTTTGCGTTAATAAAACTTTTGGACTTTTTGTCCAGAAGCGGAAAGGAGAAATCAGGGAAATGAAACACAAAAAAATAGCAGCAGCCCTCTCTGCGGCTGTGGTGGGAGCAGCGGTATTTGGAAGAATCCGTTATGCGGCAGGGAAAAGGAAACCCAAAGCGGAGAGGGAAAATGACGTACAGAAGGAGAGATTAACAGAGGGGGAGGTGCGTGAGTATCTCCTTCGGCTTTTCCGTTTGTATGAGGATAGTGAGTTTGATGATTTTGCAGAGTTTTCAGGCGAAGGAAGCGAACCGGGGGAATATGCGGCGGACAACTATGCCAGCCAGTTATTCCCTTATATCAAAGAGAACATGAAAGACGTGATGATGCTGGAAGGGGATGATGGTACGGGGAATGAACCGTTTGACATGACGGATGAGCTTTTCTGTTATCCAGCCTGTCTGATAGGCTGCGAAATAAAAGAGCTGTTTTCAGACAGGTTTGTCCTGTGCCTTGAAAATGAGATATGGATGCTGGAAAACGGGGAGTTTGCCTCTGTTTACTGCGTCAGCATTGGAAAGGATGGCGGGCGGCTTTCTTACCGCTTTCTGGATACCTATATCAGAAATCCGGGGGATATTCCAATCTGCTTTGCTGACTTGGAAAGTGGGTTTACGAGGATAATCGAAGCACTGAAAGAAGGGTGGAAGCCGGAGCTGCCATAATCCGGTCAGAAAGGAGAACTTATGAAATATTTAATTCACAGGCTGTACGTTCCACCCTGACGGGGGTACAGCAATAAAAGAAGAAGGAGGAAAACCATGCAGGAGGAAGTGACACAGAAAACGATTGCCCTTGTGTTTAAATCTTCCCGG